GTTAAATTAAAAAGCCGTTCAGAATGGCTGAAAGAGGCGCAATCGGTCTTTAATAAATTTATCCGTCTGCGAGATAAAAATGAACCCTGTATCAGTTGCGGTCGGTATCATCAAGGGCAATACCATGCCGGGCATTATCGCAGTGTCGGAGCCTGCCCTGAATTAAGATTTTGTGAGCTAAACGTACATAAACAATGCGCCCCCTGTAATGATCACAAGAGCGGAAACATCATCGAATATCGAATTAATCTCGTCAATAAAATCGGTGCGGATAAGGTAGCTTGGTTAGAACGGCAAGACCACGAACCGAAGAAATACACCATTGAAGATTGTAAGGCGATTATTAAGCATTACAAGGCAAAAATTAAAGAGCAGGAAGGAGAGTAGAATGTCGTATAGCGTTGAGAGAGTGTTGGTAAAGTGGGGTAATTGCTGGGGTAGAGACAGAATTGGCACAGAATACCCAAGCACCACAATTTCTATTCCTGTTTTACCTACCGTGCGCAAGGCTCACATTCGATTCTTAACTGATGACGAATGCTTAAAAATTGAGGAGCAGATTATGAACCTTCACGAGGATAGTTTGCTGCAATACCAAATTTTAATGGCGCTATACGTTCAGCAAGCAAATGAACGAGATATTTGTACCGCACGTCATATTTCCCCTGCTTGTATGTATCGTGAGCGTGCTAAGGGCGTAAGATTCCTAAAAGGTGCATTTACTGGGGCGAAGATTAAGTTCATGTTTTTAGGGTAGGGAAGTGCGGTCTATTTTGACCGCATTTATTTTAGGCGAATCGAGATTGTTGAACTTGGAACTGTAAATTTAAGGCTTTCATTACTTTCATTACAGTAGCAAAAGTAGGATTGCCCGTGCCAGATAAGGCTTTATAAAGACCTTCTCGGCTTATCCCTGCATCACGTGCGATTTGGCTCATGTTACGCGCACGAGCTATGTCGCCAAGGGAGGATAAAATAAGCTCAATATTATCTTCTTGTAGAATTTCATTAAGGTAAAGTTGAATTTCTTCTTCAGAAATGAGGTGTTCTGCCACATCAAAGTCTTTTAATTGTTCAGTCATAATCCTAGCTCCTGTGCGAGAAGTTTTGCTTGTTTAATATCTTTCTCTTGTGTGGATTTATCTCCGCCACAAAGTAAAATCACTAATACGCCATTCTGGTTTTTAAGATAAATTCGATAACCTTGACCTTCATCAATCCGTAATTCAAAAATCCCATCATTCACACTTTTGATATCACCAAAGTTGCCGAACTGTAAGCGTTTAATTCGTGCGTTTATTTTCGCTTTGGCACGCAAGTTTTTTAGTTTGCTTAACCAAGAATCAAATGTCAGAGTGGTTTTGATTTGGATTGTCATTGTCATTGTTAATCCTTATCGATTGCTTTGGCATTATTTTAGATAATTCCCTCAATGTGTCAAGTATGGTTTACAATAAAATATAATTTTCATGCTTTACATTCTCCAAATTTTCCTCTACTATTTTATTCAAGGTCTCAAAAACCTTTTAAACAGCGGAATTCATTCACCCCGTCAGCGTGATTTTTTTGTATCTAAAATTTGAGAGTTTTACCGCCATTATAAAATTCTCAAAAAATCAATGACCGACGGTGCGAGGAATACAATACCGAAAGGGAATAACTCCGCTAGACTGTTTACTGGTTTTGAGCCGTTGGTCGCCCAATTATGGGTAAATTATCAATCCTCTCAAAAAGGAATAAACAGCATGAATACTCAAATTCAATTTTCAGCATTTACCTTCAAATCTAATTCTGTTCGAGTCATCACTGATAAAAATCAGGAGCCTTGGTTTTGTGCGAATGATGTTTGCGATATTCTCGGCTACTCAAACTCGCGTGATGCTATTTCAAAACACTGTAAAACAGGGGGGGTAGCGAAACGCGACACCCCTACCAAAAGTGCGGTTCAAGAAATGACATTCATCAATGAACCAAATCTTTATCGTCTGATCATCAAATCCCGTAAACCAGAAGCCGAACCATTCGAGGCGTGGGTATTTGAAGAAGTTCTCCCGCAAATTCGTAAAACAGGAAAATATCAACTTCAACCACAACAGCTCGCCTTGTCAGAACCTGAAAAGAAATTTACCCGTGAATTTACAGAACATGACCTTCAACAGCTTGTTTGGGCATGGTTTGCTTTATTGCGTGGCACGGAACTTTGCCAAGTACTTCACCCGGCATTAAAACAAATTGGTTCGCACTACGCTGCATCCGTTCATGACATTGCTTACGAATATCGAAGTAATCTCCGTCAAGCCCATAACGTATTGACACGCATTACAGAGCAATTTGAATGCGAGCAAGGTAATAACTGGCGCGTATTAAAATATCTTCGAGCCTACAACCCTAAAGCAACAGGCTTTCAGTTAGAAATTCTATAAAACAACGAAAAATCCGACCGCACTTTACCGTGTGGCGGATTTTTACACCTCAAATTCACGAAAAAAGATAAATTATGTTCAGAATTCTCTTTGCGGTGGCATTGTTATGGGCAGCATACGAACTCAATTTAAACCAAGATTGCGATGGGTATATTTGCGACACGTCATCACTAATTACCGCACTTCATAAACCGCTTGACAGTGCACACTAAAAGTGTATTATATGTACTATATTGCGGTTTTAGCGCATAGCAAACGCAAGAAAGAATTTTACAGCCCTGATCGGAAACGGTCGGGGCTTTTTTATTGCCTAAAGAACAGGCGGGAGAAAATATATGCCAATTAAAGAGCCTGATGTGTGGGCGTTAATATGGTCTTGGTTGCAAACAAATCTTAGTTCTAGCTCAGCACAGAGTGCTTTTTGGGCGTTATTTATTTCTCTTTTAAGATTTGGGTTTATGCGTAAAAAGCCAGCTATTCGTTATGTTTTAATTGATGCGGCTATGTGTGCCTCTATTGCGGGTGTTGCGGTGCCAATTTGTACGCATTTATTTGGGCATACAGAATATTCTTCATTTCTCGGTACGATGATTGGTTTTGTTGGTACTGAAAAAATTCGCGAGTTTTTATTTAAATTCATTAATCGGAGAATTGAAAAAGATGACAATGATGATTTCCGAAGTGACATTTAATAAAATTTTTCCACACGCAGTTAAAGGTGTTTATCAAGCTATTTCGGCACAGATAGAAAAAGCGGGTTGTGTGAATAAGATGCAGCAAGCGATGTTTTTAGCTCAATGTGGACATGAAAGTGGCGGATTTACAAGATTTAAAGAAAATTTAAATTATTCTTGGCTTGGGCTTTCTAAAACTTTCCGTAAATATTTCCCAGACCCTCTTACAGCGAAGAAATATGAGCGCAAACCTGAACTTATTGCCAATCGCGTTTATGCTAATCGTTTGGGTAATGGCGATGAGAAAAGTGGAGATGGTTGGAAGTATCGTGGTCGTGGACTGATTCAGATTACAGGTAAGGATAATTATGCCGCATTTAGAAAATGGTTAGGTAGAGATATTGAGCCAGACGATGTGGCAGGGAATTTAGATTTATCTGTTAAAACTGCAGTGTGGTATTGGAAATGCTATGAGTTGGCTGAGCTTAATTCTGTCGAAAAAGTCACGCGAAGAATTAATGGTGGACTAAATGGCATTGATGAGCGTTGCAAGCTCTATCGAGCATTAATGGTAACGGATAATGACTAAGTACATTTACATGGCGTTAGCGGGTGTTGTCGTGGTTTTGATTGGTGCATTGCGTTACCAATCTAGCGTTATAGATGAGTTGGAAATAACGACAAAACAACAAGAAAATACTATCCAGCAACAAGAAGATGCTAACAAATCATTAAGTCTTGCGTTACAACAAGAGCGTTATGCCGTTATTGAGCAACAAGAGCGTAATAATGAAATAGAAAGGATGGCAATAGAACATGCTGAATCAGTTAAAACAATCATTAAGACACAACCTTGCGCTCACACTCGTCTGCCTCAGTCTGTTCTTGACCGCTTGCACAAATAAAATCACGACTAAAGCAGAATATATTTACCCGCCTCAAATCTATACCGCACCTTGTGTCAAAACAGCATTTACTGGGGAAACATACGGCGATGTAGTCATACAGCTTGTTAAGGTAACCGCAGAGCGAGACAAGTGTGCAAGCCAAGTAGATCATCTCAATAAGTGGATTAATCAAGCAAAAGGCGGTAAATAGGTTAAAAATCTAATTGAGCGGGATTAATGCCAAGTGCTGTCGCTATTTTAATGCGAGTGCTTTTACGCAAGGTCTGTGAATTTTCGTGTTGTGAATAAGCAGCTTGAGAAATGCCTAAACGGCTTGCCACTTCCGCTTGTGTTAAACCTAAGTGTTCACGCCAAGCACGCAATGCAGAATAATCGTTCAATAAAGCTAATTTGGCGACAGATTCAGGGATACCTGTTTCAATAGGGTCTGAAAAATTAGCTTTTTCTTTTAGCCAGTTAAGCGTAGCAATTGGCATAACAGCAAAAGCAGGTACGCCTTGCTCATTATTGATATATTGGATATTAGTAAGTGCGTTCATCTCTTTTTTTAACCTCTTCAATAGATACGATATTCATCGTATTGCCAACGATATTAAAGAAAACACGATAATCACCAACACGGTAACGATATTCGTAAGTATGGTTTGTTAATGCCTTAATGTTAGTGCAATCAGGAAAATTTTTGAGCATTTCGCATTTCTCAATAATGTGGGCTTTGCTCGGGATTTTTCTTAATTGCTTTAATGCTTTTGGTTGGTAGATGAGTTCTTTCATAGTAACAAGACCAATTGTTTATGAAGAGCATTTTATAAGATTTATAAGTTTTTACAAGTTATTTTAAGGATTTTCTATGTCAGACGTGAAAGGAAAATCTACGTCTGGTCGTGGATTAACACCTAAACAAGAAAAATTTTGCCAGCTTTATATTGAGCTGGGGAATGCCAGTGAAGCATATCGGCAGAGTTATGATTGCCAAGATATGAAGTCCGAAAGTATAAACCGATTAGCTAAAAAAGAATTAGATAAGATCAAGATTAGATCAAGGGTTGATGTGCTTCAACAAGAGCACCGACAACGCCATAATCTTACCCTAGATAATATCATTGCGGACTTGCAAGAGTATCGTGATATTTGTATGGGAAGAAAGCCACTTACTATTACCACTGTGGTAAAAAATGCTCAAGAAGGAACGGCACAAAGCGTTAATACCGAATGTTTCGTTTTTGAACCGACAGGTGCAAATAAAGCCCTTGAATTGCTTGGGAAGCATTTAGGGATGTTTACCAATAAAGTTGATGTAACAACCGATGGCAAGCCATTACCTACTGTGATTAATGTGACATTTAGCGATGAGCCAGCTTAATATTCAATTTCCTACGAAATTCCGACCGCTCTTTGAATCTATTTGGCGGTTTATTATTTTCTACGGTGGGCGAGGTTCAGGTAAAAGTTTTAGTATCGCTAGAGCATTAGTATTGCGAGCCTATCAATCGCCTGTTCGAGTTTTGTGTTGTCGTGAAATTCAGAAATCGATTTCTGATTCTGTGATTCAGATGTTGGCAGACCAAGTTGAAATGTTAGGTCTGCAAGATTTTTTCGATGTTCAGAAAACGCAAATTATCGAGCAAAACGGTTCACGCTTCACGTTTGCGGGGCTGAAAACTAACATTACTTCGATTAAGTCGATGACGGGCATTGATGTAGTTTGGGTAGAAGAAGGCGAGAATGTTTCAAAAGAAAGTTGGGATATATTGATTCCAACAATTCGTGAAGACGGTTCGCAGATTATTGTGAGCTTTAACCCGAAGAATATTCTTGATGATACCTATCAGCGTTTTGTGATTCATCCGCCTGAGCGGTGTAAATCGGTCTTAGTGAATTGGCAAGACAACCCATATTTTCCGAAAGAATTAATGGAAGATATGGAGCAGATGCGTGAGCGTGATTACGAGCTTTATCGTCACGTTTATGAGGGCGAGCCTGTGGCTGATTCCGATTTAGCCATTATTAAGCCTGTATGGATTGAATCTGCGGTGGATGCGCATCTCAAACTTGGTTTTACTACTAAAGGAATGAAGAAAGTTGGCTTTGATGTGGCTGATGAGGGTGCGGATAGTAACGCTAATGCATTTGTTCACGGTTCTGTGGTGCTTGACATTGAAGTTTGGAAGAATGGCTATGTAATTGATTCCGCCAACCGAACAAATCAAAGTGCGGTCAAATTTAAAGCTGATTTGATTATATTCGATAGTATTGGTGTGGGGGCGGGAGTAAAAGCTCACTTTAAACGCTTGCCAAAATCTTTACAAGTGGAAGGATTTAATGCTGGTGGTGCAGTTGCTTATCCCGAGCGTGAATATATCAAAGGCAAAAAGAATCAAGATATGTTTTCGAACATTAAAGCCCAATCTTGGTGGGCGTTGCGAGATAGATTCTATAAAACCTATCGAGCAGTAAAGTATGGGGATGTTTATCCTGACGATGAACTGATAAGCCTATCGAGCAAAATCAAAGAGCTTGAGTATTTGAAAGCAGAATTATCACGTCCTCGTGTTGATTATGACAATAACGGGCGGGTAAAGGTTGAAAGCAAAAAGGATATGAAAAAACGTGGCATACCTTCTCCAAATATGGCGGATGCTTTAGTCATGTGCTACGCCCCGACAAAACCTAAATCACTACTGGATTTATAAGATGAATATTTTAGATGGCATCAAATCACTTGCGCTAAAGTTAGGTAGCAAACAAGACCAGACATATTATGCTCGTGGGCTTAGTTTAACCGATGACTTAATGCAAATCGAAGCATTATGGCGTGATAACTGGATTGCAAATAAGGTTTGTATTAAACGCTCGGAAGATATGGTGCGTAACTGGCGTGATATTTTCTCGAATGACTTAAAATCTGAACAGCTAGACGAGTTCACTAAGCTCGAGCGTAGATTAAAACTGCGTGAGACATTAACTAAAGCGTTGCAATGGTCTAGTTTGTATGGGGCAGTGGGTTTATTGGTTGTTACTGACACAATTAACATCACTTCGCCATTGCAGCCTACAGAACGATTAAAGCGGTTGATTATCTTACCTAAATGGAAAATCTCACCCACAGGGCAACGAGATGACGATGTATTTTCGCCAAACTTTGGTCGATACAGTGAATATACCATTACTGGCGGCACACAATCTGTTTCAGTGCATCATTCACGCTTATTAATCATCAATGCCAATGATGCGCCATTATCTGATAACGATATTTGGGGTGTATCAGACCTTGAAAAGATTATTGATGTACTTAAACGCTTTGATAGTGCCTCAGCGAATGTCGGCGACCTTATTTTTGAAAGTAAAATCGATATTTTCAAAATTGCAGGGTTATCTGACAAGATTTCAGCTGGCTTAGAAAATGATGTGGCTCACGTTATTTCAGCGGTGCAGTCGATTAAATCAGCAACCAATAGTCTGTTGCTTGATGCGGAAAATGAGTACGACCGAAAAGAGCTATCCTTCGGTGGGTTAAAAGATTTACTGACAGAGTTTCGCAATGCGGTGGCAGGTGCGGCAGATATGCCAGTCACCATTTTGTTTGGGCAATCTGTTTCGGGATTGGCAAGTGGAGATGAGGATATTCAAAACTATCACGAATCTATTCATCGATTACAAGAGACAAGATTGCGTCCTGTGCTTGAAGTGCTTGATACACTGCTATGCAATGAATTATTTGGTGGGCAACCTGATGACTGGTGGTTTGAATTTTTACCATTGACGGTGGTTAAACAAGAGCAACAAGTTAATATGCTTAATACCTTTGCTACAGCGGCAAATACGTTAATTCAAAATGGCGTAGTAAATGAATATCAAGTGGCAAACGAACTCCGAGAAAGTGGTTTATTTGCCAATATCTCTGCTGATGACATTGAGGAAATGAAAAATGCTGATGAACTTGCCGGAAATTTTGAAGAACCAGAGGGCGAAAGCACGCAAGTTCAAGCCAGTGAAGATGAGCAAGAGAACGGAGCTTTGGTATAGACAACAGCTTAAGCAGTTCGTCAAAACAATGACCGATGATGTAGAAATAGCCATGCAACAACCGCAAGGCTCTTTTTTTATGGATGATGCGAAAGGGTTCCAAGCGATTAGTGCGAAAGCGTTGATGAAAGTATTAGAAAAGTACGAAAAATCTGACCGCACTTCTCAAGCTGAAAATATCGCCAATGGCTTCGTTGGTCGTGGTGATGCACAAAACCATGCTGAAGTATCAACCAATTTGAAAAACCAAACTGGTATCGATTTATCCGCCTATTTACGCAATAGTCCAAATATTGCTGAAAGAGTGAATGCATTGACCGCTGGTAATATCCAGTTAATTAAGTCTATTCGCGCACAATATCTTGATAAGGTGCAAAATGCCGTCATGCAAGCGATGGTTCGGGGTTCTTTAAATAAAGACCTTGCAGCACAAATAAAAGACTTGGGTAAAACAACCGAAAAACGAGCGATGTTTATTGCGCGAGACCAGTCCTCAAAATTAAATGCCGCCTTAACGCAAGCGAGACATGAAGATGTAGGTATAAAAAAATATATGTGGTCAGCATCGCTTGATGAGCGTGTACGCGAAAGCCATGCGGAAAAAGATGGGCAGATTTTTGAATATTCAAATCCCCCTGCTGATACTGGTCATCCTGGGCATGATTTTAATTGTCGGTGTGTTCAGATTCCAGTGCTTGATAATAACGAGCAGATAGTGAAAAATAGCCCAATAGTTAGCCAACAGGAAAAACAACAAATGCGCTCAGAATGGTCTGATGATTTCCCTGATACTATCATTGATAGGAAATTAGGAGATGCAACATCACATCCGCTATATGAAAATGCTAAAAAGGGTAGTATTGAAGATGCTTATCAACTTGCTAAAGATTTAGTTACAGATGATGCGGTAAATAAATTGAAGCAATTGGTTGGCAATAAAAATGCAATTCTAATTCCTGTTCATGCAGAAGAAGCCGTTGGTCAAAATATGATTCCTGTAGCTATTGCTACTGTATTATCTAAAAAACTCCATATTCCTGTTGATTTATCAATTGTTCAAGCAACAAAAGTATCTAGAACTGGGGGAGATGGATGGCATCGATTGGTTTATTCTCCAGCTTTTGATGGCATAGTTCCAAAAGATAAATATGCTATTATTTTAGATGACACACAAACACAAGGCGGTACATTGGCTAGTCTAAAAGGCTATATTGAGGAGAATAAAGGAAAAGTTATTGCATCTTATGCTTTAACCGGCAAACAATATTCTGTACAATTAAGGCTATCTAAACACACATTAGCAGAATTACGGAGTAAATATGGCGAACTTGAAAGTTGGTGGAAAAAAGAATTTGGCTACGACTTCTCGCGGTTTACAGAATGGGAAGCAAGATTCATCATTAATTCACGTAAGACACCTGACGAAGTCAGAAATACAATCCTTGCGAGAAAGCAAGCGTAATGCTTACCATCAAATGATGGCTCTAAATTAAATTCAGCTATTCAAACAACCCGATCAGAAATGGTCGGGTTTTTTATTGGGGTAAATAAATGAAATTTACAGACAAAACAACTCAAGCAGCTACACAAAGAACCATCACTAAAGATGGTTTTTTAGTTGTGCCAGCAATCACCCCAAAAGTTGGGGTATTTGATTACCTCGCTACAGAACTAGGTTTAAAAGAAGACGGCATTAAAAAGGTCGCTCGCACAGAGAAATCGTTGTTTAGCGATGAAACGATTAAGAGTTTTGAAAATGCCACATTAACTGTAGGACACCCTAAAGATGGGGTGAATGCGAAGAACTGGAAACAGCTCTCTGTCGGTGTCGTGCGTAATGTTAAGCGAGTGGGCGATGAACTCACAGCCGAGGCTTGGATTTATGATGAACAAGCCATTAAAACCGTACAGGAGCACGGTGTGGAACAATTATCTTGTGGTTATGACTGCGATATTAAGCCATCCACGGTACAAGATGCAGATTTTGAGATGTCGCCGATGATCGGTAACCACGTAGCGATTGTGGCAAAGGGTCGCTGCGGTGGAAGTGTAAAACTTGCCGATGAGGATAAAACCATTATGGGGAAAACCGCAAAAATTCTCGATGCGTTTTTAGGTGCGTTCGGCATCAAGTTGTCGGACGAACAGAAAAAACAAATTGAGGACGAAGAAAAGTCTGGTAGTAAAGAAGGTAAAGAGCCAAAAGGCGAACAACCAACCGAACCAAAAGAAAAACAATCTAAACCCGAAGATAAAAAGGATGAAGAAGTGAATAAAGAAGAGTTTGAAAAACAACTTAAAGCCAAAGATGCAGAAATTCAACAGCTAAAAGATGCACAAGCAAAACGTGACGCAGAAGTAAAACAAGCTGCCGTGTTAGCTGATGCTAAAACTGCATTTAAAGAAGTCAATTTTGCGGATAACGCGACTGTGCGTGAAATCCAAGAAAGTGCGGTAGTTGCGCAGGGCATTTTTACTAAAGATGAGGCAGCCAAATTATCCGATTAGGAAATTTCAGGTGCATATCAAACAGCAAAAGCGGTTGTGGCGAAATTAGCGGATGAACGTAAATCGCTCGGCAGTATTTTGCTTGGTGATGCGGAGCCTAAAGCTGCACCAAAAATAGATTTCAACAAAACTTACAACAGTTAGGAGAGTAATTAGATGAGTTATGCTTACGAACAAGCGCCTGCGCGTGCAGGCGAGTTAGGCAAGGGTAATCTTGCAAACGCAAAAACCACAGCAGAAAAAGTCACGGGCAAAGTAAAAGCTGGTGACTTTGTAGCATTAAATCCCACAGGTGGTGTGAAAGCCTTATCCGCTAAAACAGATGTATTGGCTGGCGTGGTGTTATCAAGCAGAATTCGCGATGAATGGTCTGAAGGCGAATTAGTCGATGTGATGCACATTGGTACAGGCGATGCGATTTGGGTCAATATTGCATCAGAAAAAACGGTATCTCGTGGTAGTAAAGTATTTGTATTAACGACGGGTGGCGAAGGTAAAACTGGTGCAATCCAAGGGGAAACCGATACAAATGCGATTGAAACAAGCTACACCGTGATTGACGTTAAGGGTCAATTAGCGATGATTACAAAATTATAAGGGGGATGAATGTCATTATTAACTTATGTACAAAACGGCTTAACGGCTGTGAGCAAAGAAATTTCAGAAACCAAATATCCTGAAATTGTGTTCCCGCAATTTGTTTATGTGGATCAACAAGCCGCTGTCGGCATTACAGAAAAACTTCACTATGGTGCAGATGAGCACGGTTCGCTTGATGATGGTTTAATTACCACTGGCACAAGCACATTAGACCAAGTAGAAGTCGGCTTTACGCCAACTCGCTCTTATATCGTACAATGGGCTAAATCGGTAACATGGGCAACACCAGAGCTTGAACAAGGCAAGCTGTTAGGGTTAGCGTTAGATACCGCTAAAATCATGGCGTTAAACAAAAACGCACAACAAACCTTACAAAAAGTTGCTTTTTTAGGTCATGCGAAAGACTCTCGATTAACTGGCTTGCTAAACAATAAATCTGTTGAGGTGCACAGCATCAAAGGCACTTCCGCAAATACCAAAGTACAAGCGATGGATTTTGACAAATCAGTGGCATTTTTCAAAGAAATGTTCCTTGCAGGCATGGAAAAAACCAAACGCATTGAAGCACCAAATACCTTTGCAATTGATTCACTTGATTTAGCGCATTTAGCTTTAACGCAACGCAATAACACCGATACAACCGCATTAGAGTTCTTGACTAAGAGCCTGTCTGCTGCTGCGGGTCGTGACGTTACAATTAAAGCCTTGCCGTCAAACTTTGGTACTCGTGTAACAAGTGGCAAAACTCGTGCAATGGTTTATGTGAACAGCAAAGAGCACGTTATCTTTGATGTGCCAATGTCGCCAACTGTGTTAGCTGCTCAACAAAAAGGCTTATTAGCTTATGAATCTGGCTTACGTATGGCGTTTGGTGGCGTAACCTTTATGGAGCCAAATTCTGCACTCTACGTAGATTACTAGGGAGTCATTATGCCAACATTTGAAACGGATACATTCCTTGAGCGTTATCCTGAGTTTAAAGAGGTCGATTATGAAAAAATCGACCTTTTTTTATCGGATGCAGAAATGGAAGTAAGTCAATCTCGTTGGGGAAAACTCTACCAACGTGGCGTGTTGGCATTGACTGCTCATCTATTACGTTTGTCACTTTGGACAACCGAAGGTGGCGGTGGGGCAAATCGAAATCTCGCTAGTGAAAGTGCTGGCGAGTTATCTGTTAGTTATGCCGTGCCAACACTGACAGGCACCGATGCGGATTATCAATTAACAGCGTATGGTCAAGAGTATTTGCGATTACGTAAATTGGTTGGCATTGGGGTAATGGTGGCGTAAATGGCAGTACAAATCACGGGGAATTTAGCACAAGCAAAAGGGTTAATTGAGCGATTAAGGGCTGATAAAGACAAGGCGGTTTATATTGGATTTCCTGCTGAATTTGATGAACCATTAGAGGGGGCTAAGAATTTTAACCTCTCCTCTTTGGCGGCTGTGTTGGAATTTGGTAATGAGCACATCCCATCACGCCCTTTCTTGCGTCAAACCTTGTCTAAAAATCAAGGGAAATACACCGCACTTTTCACGCAATTATTTAAGCAAGGCTTGCAAATTGAGAGGATTTACGAGCAACTAGCAGTAGTTGCACAAGGTGATGTCCAGTTAAATATTGCTCGTGGTAACTGGGTTGCCAACGCTAAAAGTACAATCAAACAAAAAGGCTCTAGCAAACCATTGATTGATACAGGCAAAATGCGTCAATCTGTAAAAGGTATCGTTAAATGAGTTTAATTAACCAATATCCTCGCTTTCTGAATAGCAAATTTCGCCAAATTGTCACTGTAAAACATCTGCAAGGTGAGCATTCATCTGATGGGTTCGGGGCGAGTTATACAGATGAAAACGTGACTGCCATTGTTATGCCGACCTCTCCTAATGATGAGTTGTTATTGCCAGAAGGTGAGCGTTTTATCCCCTCAATCAAAATCTACACCATTAAGCCGTTAAAAATAGGTGATTTAGTTATTTATGAGGGGGAAACCTACAAAATAAAAACCGTAGCAAATTGGGGGAAATATGGATACCACAACAATATCGGCGTTAGACACAGCCAAACTGCGAAAGTGGATTCAACAGGCTTTGCAGTTACCTAATGGTGCCGTTATTGGCGGTTGGCTCCCTGAAAATCCTTTGCCTGCTTTTATTACCGTGGATTTGATGACGAGTAATGAAATCGGGCAGGCTACGAGAGAATTTGACGGCAAACGTGAGCGTATCATTCAGTCAATGCAAAGCACCGTGAGTCTCTCTTGTTTCGGTCGAAATTCCCTTGCGCAGTGTTACAAGCTAAAAGCCATTTTCCAAAGTTCAGCGTTTCTTTCTTTTCTCAAATCAAATCACTGGGGTGTGATTCGTTTTTCAGATATTCGCAATTTAACGGCTACCGTTGGGGCAGATTATGAAGAACGAGGACAGTTTGATGTTGTATTTAGCCATCATCACATTGTTGATACACCTCTAGATCCGATAGAAAACGTTGAACAACGCACAAACCATTTAATTCAACAAATAGGAGGATAGCCTTATGGCATTATCTATCTCGCAGATTGTCAATGTGCAGTTAAATACTGTGCCAAAATCTGCCGCGCGTAAATCATTCGGTATAGTGGCATTGTTCACGCCTGAGGCAGGACAAGCATTTGCTGATGCGACGACGCGTTATGTTTATGTCGAAAATCAACGTGATGTAGAACAGTTATTCGGCACAAATTCAGAAACAGCAAAAGCAGCACAGCCATTTTTTGCTCAAAGCCCTCGTGCGAAACAATTAATTATTGCGCGCTGGCAAAAAGCCCCTGTAACCATTGAGGCAACCAAGAACACATTAAGCGGTGCAACCTTGTCGGATGATTTAGATCGTTTTAAAGCGGTTGTAAATGGTCAATTTTCATTAACCATTGGCACTGCAATTAAAAAAGTCACGGGGCTATCTTTTGCTGACGCCTCAGATTTCAATGCGATTGCCACCAAAATCCAAGCAAAATTGACCGCACTTTCCTCATCTTTGTCTATTTCTTACGATGGTGTAGGGCAGCGTTTTATCATTACTTCTAACAATGCTGGAGAAGATAAAGCGACCGAAATCCATTACGCCTTTAATGGCGACGACAATGGCGAATATATTGGCACATTGCTTAAATTAGAAAATGGCCAAGCAAGCCGAAAAGTAGGTAAGGCATCAATTTCTTTGAAAAAAGAAACCGTTGCAGAAGCATTATTTAACGTAGCTGAAGTGAATAATGCGTGGTATGGCTTTACCTTTGCCACACAGCTTACGGATAGCGAAGTGGAATCTGCAGCAAAATACGCGCAAGCTAATACCAAAATGTTTGGTGCAAATGTTATTCGTGTTGAACAACTTGAATGGTCTGCTGATAACATCTATAAGAAATTATATGATGCAGGTTTAGATCACACATTAGCGATGTTCGATAAAAACGATATGTACCCAGCATCTTCTGCATTGGCTCGTTTATTATCAACGAACTTTGCGGCAAATAATTCAACCTTAACGCTTAAATTCAAGCAACAACCAACTATTACGGCTGATGAAATTACGGCAACGGAGTTCTCTAAGGCTAAACGCTTAGGCATTAACGTGTACACTTATTTTGATGATGTCGCAATGATTGCTGAAGGCACAGTAATGGGTGGTAAATTTGCAGATGAAATCGTTATCTTAGACTGGTTTACCGATGCAGTGCAAAAAGAGGTATTCGCTCGCTTGTATAAATCACCGACCAAAATCCCATTAACAGACAAGGGCCAAGCGGTATTAATTGCTGCCGTGGAGAAAGTTTGTTTAGAGGGTGTAAACAATGGGGCTTTTGCACCTGGTCAATGGACGGGCGATAGCTTTGGTAACTTGACGACAGGTGATTATCTGGAAAAGGGTTACTATGTATGGGCGGCACCAATGGATACGCTATCTGATAGCGACCGAGAGCAACGCCGCGCAACTCCAATTCAAACCGCAGTGAAATTAGCAGGCGCAATTCATTCTAGCGATGTGATTGTGAACTATAACCGATAATTCAAAAGCCAAGGAGGAATTCTTGGCTTTATTCTACTAGAGGAAAAACTATGGCAGTTTTCGATCCAAAACAAGTTGTCGTGTTATTAGACGGCAAAGAAATGAGTGACTGGGCAGACGGCTCAGATGTGATTAATGCGACCAACCAAGTTGATGCGGGGCAAATGGTTATTGGCGCAAATGGCACGGGCGTATTTATCGCAAACCCTGACCAATCAGGCAAATTAACCCTAAAAATTAAACAACATTCTGAGGATAACGCCTATTTATCTAAGTTGTTTAATCAACAAAAAACCAGTATTAAAACCTATTTACCGATGACACTCGCTATCCGCGACTTAATCAATTTACTACACCTGCAGCTTATATGCGTGAAAATGGGCACAACGCGACAACATGGACGATTGTGTTCGAGAAAATGACAATGAATCTTGAAAAAGGTGTTCAATAATGGAAAGCAAACAAATCAATATTGAAAATGTCGCCTATACGATGACGCCAGCTAATGCTATGACAGCATGGACTGCACTCAAAAATGCAATGAAATTATTGCAATCAGTCGATTTATCATCATTAGGTAACAATAAAAAACTCGGTGCAAGCGTATTGACGACTGTATTGGCGAATTTAGGCGACCCAAGTATTAAAGAGCTTGAAGATATCGTGCTTAAACATACCTCATGCGAGCAAGATGGCAAACTATACCGATTATCTGAACGTTTTGATAGTCATTTCAACCAACACCGTGGACATTTAATCCCCGTATTAAAAGAAGGGTTGATGTATCAATTCGCTGATTTTTTTATCGGTGGGGGCGGATTGCTGAGCAATATTCAAGCCAATCTAAAAGCGAAGAAATAAGCCAGTTAGACAGTAAAGCCGACTGGTTTATTTTTACGCCTATTGTAAAAAACTTTTGTTCACTACACGAATTAAGGTCGGTTTATTCGTTAGCCGACCTTTTATCTTTTCACGAAGTCATTGTTGAATTAAATCAAATGGAGCAACGCAATGCTACTCGATGAACTACTGATTAAAATCGGCATTGATGCGGATAGCCAAGCAATGCAACAGTTTGAGCAATTCCTCAATGCAATTGGAGACGGCACGGAAAGTGCGGCGGAAAATCTTGGTACTTTTGCTGAAGCTCTTGAACGTGCCGTTGATGATGCAACAGAACAAATTAAAGCCGCACCTGAGTTTGAAAGTTTTTTTGATTCCCTTGAAAAACTACAATCTGAAACAGAAAATCTTTCTGAAGATGATGCCTTAGATGCGTGGGTACAAAAACTCATCGAGGGGGATAAGCTCTTATCTGAGTTTGGTGAGAGTTTTCTTCAAAACACCGAACAGCTCTCGAAAGAGTTACAAGAAGCGGGATTAAGTGCAGAGCAGGTTGAAAAAGTTATTGGCAAACTCAAATCTGCGATTGAGCAGAAAACCGATGCTACCGAAAAAGATACAAAAGCCGTAGAAGATAACGCCAAAAGCACGGAAAATTTATCTGACAATATCATCGACTTGTGGGCAACCCAATATGGTGCAGTCGGATTACTGAATAAATTTGAATTGCTTGGCATTAGTATCAATAAAACTACACTTAAAGTTGCGGCATTTGGTGCAGCTTTTTACGCTGCCACAATCGGGGTAAAGAATTTTGTTGATGCTAATCTCGATGCACTCGATGAAATTAAACAACTCTCGGCTGTCACGGGCGAATCAGCCGACCAAATTTACAACTTAGGTAAGGTTGCAGAGGTCAATGGCTCATCCGCACAGGCGGCACAATCATCTATTGAAGGATTATCTCGCGTCATTGGCGAAGCTGCAGCAGGAATTGGTCGAGGAGCGAAATCATTTGAGCAATATGGACTAAGCGCCAAAAAGGCGAATGGAGAGGTAAAAACCTCAAGCGAAATGCTGGGTGAAATCTCGGACAAGATGAAAGCAATGGGGGAGCAAGAGCAAATTGCGATGCTTGCGAAACTCGGTATTGATAGTTCGATGATTCAAACCTTGCGCCTTGGTAATGATGAACTGAAAGAACAAATTGCCCTTGCAAGTGTGCTCACGCTTGGTGTGGGTAATGCAGAAAATGCAAAAACCGCCGCGGCTTTTAAAGATGCGCTGACTCAGGTTTCTCAGGCTTTTAGAGCTATTGGCGAATATGTCTCACTCCGTGTTGCACCATCCATTCAGCGATTAGCTGAGCGGTTTACAAAATGGTTCACCGAGAATAATGCTTTTATCAAAGCAACACTTAACGGCTTTGGAAAAATTCTTTCATTCTTGTTTGAGTTAGCCGCAGCCATCGATAATGTTGTTGAGCATACTATTGGGTGGAAAAACTTAATCTACGCATTAGGTGCGACATTATTGTGGTTTAGTCGCAGAATGTTATTAGCTTTCGCTACCAACCCTGTCACATTGATTATAACGGCAATTGCAGCCTTGTTTTTGCTTGTTGATGACTTTATCACTTATCTTGAAGGCGGCGAAACTGCATTAGGTGAATTTTGGAAGCCATTTAAAACAGCGTTATTGTGGGTTAAATCCACTTGGAAAAATTTTGTTGATAACTTTAGCGTCGATCCAATTGGCGAAACATTATCTCTCATTACAGATATGCTTGAGTTGCCATTTAAACTTGGGCTTGCGCTTGTTGTTGGTTTGTGGAATTTATTTACTGGCGAACAGTTAGATTTGGATGTTATCGAGACCAAGTTTGCTCAAGTTACAGACTGGATTAAAAAGCCATTCCAAAGTGCATTTGATTGGGTTAAGGGTTATTACGACCAATATATCGCACCGATTGTTGATACAGTAAAAGGGTGGTTTAGTGATAGTGGTGAAAAGGTAGGAACGGCAAGTCAAAATACGAAAGCCTATGACACAATGATGTTTGATCCATCTTATACTTCTGCACCACAAGTTGCCGCAGTAGGGGCGAAATCTCAAACCTCAAATGCAGATAATCGTGTGACTAACAGCAATAACAAAATTACCATTACGCAACACATCCAAGGCACAGATAATCCAAAAGCAGTGGCAGACCAATCGGCTCGAGCGATCAATAATCAACTTTCACCTGTTGTGGGGTAACCTCTATGTTAAATTTTGCTCAAGTATCCAATCGTAGTATTGGCACAATAACGTTCGATGTGGTTACAACAGAAGACCATCAGTCGGATTTATCTATTACAGAAAACCCGATTGAATCAGGGGCTGCCATTGCTGACCATGCGGTTATTCAGCCTAAACAAGTTACCATTAATGGTGTAATGGTTGATCACGACCATTCGACTTTTGGTTTAGACCTTCCGTTTATCGGCAATATTCGTGGCGGGATAGACTTTCTTAATAACTTTCCTTTGCCAGTTAAGGTTATCACTCAAACATCGCAATCTATCGCAAAAGCGGGTAGAGTGATTAGCCAAGTTGCAGGGGCGTATAGTCAAGCGAAGCGCACCCTTAATCAAGCACGAACCATCGCCCCTTTTTTGCCTGATTTTGGTCTAGGCGGATTGCTTGATAGCAGTGCAGGGGATAGTAGAGTGCAAAAATGCTATGCCGACCTTGTTGCTTGCCAGAAATCAGGGGAAACCATTGACATACAGACAGGCATTAACTTGTACAAAAACATGCTAATCCAATCTGTAGCCGTCAATCAATCACAAGATGGCAGTGCAACATTTACGATAACGGCTCGTGAGATATTTATTGTTGAGACACAAACAGCTCAATCTAAATCATCTGCATCGGGCAAGAGTAAAAGTGGTCGATCATCGATTCAATCTGTAACAAAATCGCAGCAAGGCTCTACTCAACCAAAGAACGATACACCTAAAAGAACCTCCTCGCTTTTCAATCTTTTTAAATGGTAAGACGTATGCTTAAAATTCCATTAACACAACATCCTTATCAGGAACAAACCTTTGAATTTAACGGCATAAAAATCCGCTTAACCTTGCGATTTAATAGTATTGGACAGTTTTGGGCAATGGATGTATTTGAGTCAGTAAACCAAAAACAGATTTGCCGAGGTCATGCGATCGCGTGCGGAGTACCATTATTGGCTCGCACTACACAGCCTTATTTCTTCTATTTGGACGATGAAAGCGGTGCTGAATTAGACCCAATGAGTATGGAAGATTTAGGCACTCGATGCTTTTTGTATATAGGCGAAAAGGCATCGTAAATTAATAGATAAAAATAACCCCGATAGCTGGTCACTATCGGGGTTTTTTATTCCAACTTTCCCAATAAAGAAGGAACAAATTTTGAGTAAGTATAGCAAAACTAAGTTAAAAATACACTTAAAAGAGGGGTTAGAAATGGAAACAAATGCAAGTCCGATTATGCGAGGTGCAATCGCATTCTCTATTGTTATCGTTGCGCTTGGCTTGTTTGCTTTATGTATTACACCGTTGGCGAATGTCCTTATTGAGTTTGCTAAATAACGCAAGGAGAGACAATGAAACAATTTGGCAGACGTTGGAAACTGGACATTAGTAACGACCAAGAAACGTTAAGCATTGAGCAATTACGTGTTGCGTTTGAAATTGATAAAACCATCAATGAAAAGCCTAATCCCGCTAAAATCCAAGTGTGGAACTTAAATCGAGACCATATCAACCAATTATTAAGCCAAGACTATAAGAAAGTCGCCTTATCGGTTGGTTATGGCGAGTTACGCCAAATTTATGTGGGAGATATTACCAAGACGAGAATCCAACGAGAGGGATTGGATTTTGTTCTTACGCTTGAGTGTTCAGATGGGCATCAAGCCTATACTCAGTCGAGAGCTAAAACGACATTAAAAGCAGGGGCGACAGACAAACAGATTGTTGAAGAATTGCAAAAGACGATGCCTAAAGTGCAGTCTGGTGCCATTGATATCCCTAATCAACGGAAACTCCCTCGGGGTAGAGTATTAAACGGCAATAGTCGAGATATTCTCAACAAAATTGCACGCAATAACAAGGCTGATTGGTCTATCCAAGATGGCGCGCTTATTTTCTTGCCAAAAGATAAAGTGCTAAATGATGACGCTGTACTAATTTCTCAAGATACAGGAATGATTAATGCACCAGAACAAACCGATGAGGGATTAGAGCTGACTTGTTTACTCAACCCTGCATTACAAATTGGCGGACTTGTGAAAGTTGAATCTATCATTGAGTACTTCAATGGGGAGTACAAGATTGTAAAACTTGCGCATTCTGGCGATGGCATCGGTGGGGATTGGCATAGCAAAATAACAGTTGTCGGGGGAAAATTCCAAAAAGTGGAAAAAGAAAAGGGCAGTCAGACATCAAATAAACAAAGCAAGGATAAGAACAAATGAACTACGCACAAATCTTAGCTACGCCAGAAACCGCAACAGACCATCAAATCCAACAAAACCAACTGAATTTACATACCGCACTTCCTGCAAAAGTCGTGAGTTTTGACCCAGCCAAGCAAACCGTATCACTTGCGATACAAATAAAAATGCAGTTAGTCGATGGGAGTGGGGCAGATATACCGCCTCTTCTTGATGTACCCGTGAGCTTTCCTCGTGGCGGTGGCTTTGCAGTGACATTTCCACTTAAAGCAGGCGATGAGGGAATAGCCATATTTTCTGAGCGTTGCATTGACGGATGGTGGCAAAACGGCAGCGCATCAACGCCTTTAGATTTTAGGTTGCATGATTTATCTGATGCGATGTTTATTCCTGGTATATGCTCTGTGCCGAAAGCTATAGGTGGATTTTTTACCGATGGGTTATCCATGCAAACCCTTGATGGCAGCACATACATCAGAATCAAAAACGGTTCGATTTTGATTAAAGGGAATATCGAACATCAGGGCGATACCTCGCAAACAGGTTCGCATAGCTCCACAGGCGTTATCTCGAGCGATACAGATGTAACAGCGGGCGGTATTTCAGGCAAAACCCATAAACATACAGGCGATAGTGGCGGTAAAACAGGAGTGCCAGAATGAGCGTAAGACGACTTAATAAAGAGCACGATTGGACATTTGGACAAGGCTTTTCAAACTACGCAAGCGAATCAGATGCCATTGCTCAAAATGTGCAAACTCGCCTTTGGTCATTTGCTAATGGCTGGTTTTTAGACCTTGAGCATGGTTTACCTTGGCTTGAACAAATGGGGCGTGGGGTAAATATGGCAGGCTGGGAAATCAAAATAAAACGCTATGTGTTAGAAACTGAAGGGGTAAGCAGAATAACTGATTACCAAGCTAATTTTGATGCAGATACACGCAAGCTGACCATATCGATTGATTACCAAGATATTTACGGACAGCAACAGACCGCACGCTATGACACTTAAAGTGCGGTCGATTTTGACCACATTTTTAATTCAGTGATAAACACAATAATACTAGCAAACCACCGCTCTTATGGGCGGTTTTTATTGGAGAAAATATGGCAAAACTGATTGAAACCGGCATTCAAATTGAGCGATTAAACGAAATCGTGGCACGATTTGAAGAGGGATTTAGACAAATCTATGGGCAAAATTATTGACCTATCGCCTAACTCGCCTGATGGGCAAATGGTGGGCTTGCTTGCTCAGATGAAGATGGATATTGAGGAGCTTGCCGAGAATGTGTATCGACAGTTAGATCCTGATGTTGCGACAGGTGCTTGGCTCGATCAGCGTGTTGCTTATGCAGGATTAATAAGACGAGCGGCAAGTTATAGCTATTTACGCTCAGTGATTTTGACAGGAGAGCCATTAACTCATCTTTATGCAGGGATTGTAGTGTCTGACCCACATAAAGTGCGGTGGGTATTAACGGCAGATGTGCAGCTAGATAGTAATGGCTCCGCCCGTGCGGACTTCCGCAGCGAAGAATTGGGTGCGTTTAACCTCATAAAAAACACGAATTTGACCATTGAGACCGTTACGCTTGGGCTTACCTCGGCAACCACATTCGAAAATGCAGAAATTGGCAAGGAAGAAGAAACAGACTTGCAATTACGAGAACGTTTTTTCATCAGCTGAACCAAAAATGCGCAAAATTCAGCCGATGCAATCCAGTCAAAAATTGCCGCATTGCCTGATGTTAGACAAGTTAAAGTACTAGAAAATAACACTAAACAACGTGATAAATATGGTGTAGAGCCTAACTCCTTGAATATTATTGTAGATGGCGGGGCAGATGAGCAAATCGCTCACGTCATTTATGAAAATAAAGGGGCAGGGGTCGGGTTGCAAGGTGCCGCAGAAACAACTTTAACGGTAAATGGCGAGCGTAGAGCAATACGGTTCGACCGTGCAACGCCTGTTGATGTGCAAGTATCTATGCATTGTGTTCGATATGAAGATTTTACTGAAGTGGATAAGGATGAAATCAAACGATTATTATCCATTCAACGCTTTGGCATCGGGCAAAATCTTTCGCTTTCCAGACTTTATTCGCCAATTAATAAAGTGGGCGGTTTCTGGGTGAAAGAACTAAAAATCGGGCGTAAAGGGCAGTCTCTTGCCACGGAAAATATTACCGCACAACCACGTGAATTAATCCGAATTTTAGCAACGGATATAACCATTGAGGTGGAATAATGGGCTATTCTGATTTGTTGATTTGGCAATACCGAAACAAGCCTAAAGCCGTCTCAACGATTAAGCTATTTGAAAGCATTATCGGGCAAGGCTTTATCGATTTATATCGATTGCAAGATGTGTTGAATATTGAAACAGCAACAGGGCATCAGCTTGATTTGGTCGGTAAACACATCGGGCAATTTCGGGTTATTAATGGCTATCAATTACGTAAATTTTTCGGTTTCCGCAATTCGCCCAATGCACTTGGATTTAGCCAAAAAAGACTAGGCGGTGCGCAATGGTATCGTAAACGAGATCCGTTGTCTGATTCCGTCAGATTATCCGATGATGATTATCGGTTCCTGATTAAATGCAGAATCCTTAAAAACTACCAAATAGGCACGCTACCAAACTTAATTGAGGCGTGCCTATTTATTTTTGGCGAAGGTTGTCACATCGTGGATAACTACGATATGACCGTCTCTATCTCTGTTCCAAGTGCGAGCACATCTGATTTCAAGAAATTCGCAATCAACCACTTAGGTATACTACCACGCCAAGCCGGTGTGCAATATCTTTTCAACCTAATATAGAGGTCATATATGGCATTAGTAAATAAGCCAGATGAAAGCATTTTTGCATCATCTGCAAAACGAGGCGAAGTTGATAATTTCCCCGACTTATTGCGTGGATGGGGAGTTTGCCTTAAGTGAAATTGCACGGGCAACGTTACAACAATATGGGATCGTGCAACTAAGCTCAGCCACTAACAGCGACAGCGAAACCGAAGCCGCAACATCAAAAGCCGTGAAAACCGCCTATGACAAAGCAGTAGAAGCCAAAACTACCGCAGATGGAAAGGTTGGTTTAAATGGTAACGAAAGCATTAATGGCGAGAAATCCTTTGAAAATCGTATTGTGGCAAAAAGAAATATCCGTATTTCAGACAGCCAGCACTATGCTTCACACGGAGACCATTTAAATATCGGGGCAAACAATGGCGATTGCTGGTTCGAATATAAATCAAACAACCGAGAGATTGGCACACTTCGTATACACGCTAACGGCGATTTAACCTACAAACGCCAAAAAATCTACCACGCTGGGGCAAAACCCCAATTTAATACGGATATTGAAGGCAAGCCTAATACACTTGCAGGCTATGGTATTGGGAATTTTAAAGTAGAAGAGTTTCGTGGAAATTTAAACACCTTAAAAACCGATGGCATCTATGCAATTACGCAAGCAAGCCGCTCTCAAAATCTGCCCGTATCGACCAGTTATCACATCCAAGTTATTGCTGGAAGTGATGGAGCTTGGTGCCGTCAATTAGCTTATGTGGCATACAGCACAGATATGTATGAGCGACATCAGACAAGCCAAGCCGAAGACAACTGGAGCGCATGGGTTAAGTTAAATGATATAGAGCCAGTAAGGGAGTTGCTGAGTACAAAGGCGAATATAAGTCACACGCATACAGTAAATCAGATTACGAATTTTAATAAAGCAGTAAATGCCGTAATTGATAGTGCATTTACTTATCAAAAAATTGGTGATTTTGAGATTCGGAAATATCCAGACGGGACGATGATTCAGACTGGTCTAGTTGTTTTTACAGTTGTTTTTACTCGAGAAGGTACTACTGTGCATACAGATTTAGTCCTGCCTATTGCATATGTAAATAAAGATTATCGATGTTTTATTACAGAACGATACGAATCAAGAGCAAGCGGAAAGGGGCAATACAACTGGGTATTTATGCAAGCCAAAACTAATACAACTGCGAAAGTAACAAGTTGGTATTTGGGGTCAGCAGATTGGATGACTATTGGGAGATGGAAATAATGACTATGTACTATAAAAACGGTTTTTTTGACTATTCTTATGGTGGTTTTGTGCCAGAAGGTGCGGTAGAAATTAGCCAAGAAACCTACCTTGAGCTGCTTAACGGACAAGCCCAAGGTAAACAAATCATCGCAGACAACACAGGGTATCCTGCACTGATGGAGCCACAACCCAGTGCGGCACACGAGTTAAATCTTGACACCCTCACGTGGGAAATTTCAACCGAAAAATAAACAGCACTTTTTGCACAACAAAAAGAGGGATTACTCAATAAATTAGCAGACAAAGCCGACCAACTTAAAAATGGATTGCTGGCAGGTTATCCACAGACAGAAATTGAAAGTTTTTACCGCCAAGAGAAAGAAGCGTTAGCGTGGCAGGCGGATAATTCAACAGAAACCCCAATGCTAACACAAATCGCCCAAAATCGTGGTGTGCCGTTTGAAATATTGGTAGAAAAAGTGATTGAGAAATCCGCCCAGTTTGCTGTCGTGATTGGCATCATTATCGGACAACGTCAAGCATTTGAAGACCGTTTGTTGGCTTTAAAAACACCAGAGGAATTAACCGCACTTGAACAGGAGATTGAACAATGGCAATTCCCAACATAA